CGCATAGGGCTCATCGAGCCTGAACTCGGCCAACCATAAGATGAACCACTCGCGAAGCTCGGCGAGCTCGGGATCCTCGGCCTGGGTCTTATCGACGCTCGCAACCGGATCGGGCTCGCCTAGCCAGACTAACGGGCTGCGCACCATGGTCGACCACTCGGCGTAACTGCCAAATGGTCCGCAAACCTCAGGCGCCCCGGCCGTGAGATAGGCTCGCATGATCGTTAGACCGGCTGCGACGTACGTGGCGCGATTGGCGACGGCTTGCCGCAGCGTGTTGCGATTGAATCTCCGCAACTCCGGCCGCTCGTCCAGCGATTCGAGATTACAGACGAGACCACGGCGGACCATGTCGGCCTTGAACGTGATGTTATTGCCGGTTGCGAACATCGCAGTATGGATCTCGCAGTCCGGCGTCTCGCTACGACCGAGTATCCTGACCTTGACCACCGGCCGTTCGGCAATCTGGCATAGGAACTCGCCTCCGAGGTCATGCGTGCAGTTGTCAAGTGAGATCATCGGAATGCCGCTCAGGATAATGGAGCCAAGACGCTTCTCGGTTTCCTCCACACTCTTGAGTGCGGTAATGACCGGGCAAAGCCGGCCGGTAGCAATCATCGCGGCAGTGTCGACCAGATAGCTCTTGCCCGTTCCTGCCATATGCGCGGCGATCAGGTGCATCGGGGCGGTGGGGAGTGAGCCGCGAACTAATGCCGTTAGCAATCCGGACACGGCGACGGAGCGATTAAGCCGCTTCTCGTGGTCGCCCCCAATGCGCTTGAAGGAAAATTCGGAGAGTAAGTCGATCAGTAGCTTGAGCGCTGCGAGTGCCTGATCTTTGGTCGGGTGCTCAGGAATTGGCGGCAGTTGAAGTCCTGGCAGCAAATAAAGTTCGGTCTCGGGATCGTAGCCGGGATCGGCGAGTAGCGAACCATCAGGGCGTAACGTAGGCGTGGTGATGACGCCGCTAACATGCGGGAACCGCCAGCGCCGCTCGCTCGCAAGGATCACGCGCACATGCCGCAACGGCGGATCGGTATCGACCCATTGGTTGCGCTTGCGATCGTACTTCTGAAACGCGGCGCTCTCGGCGGCCGGTCCCAGGAAACTCTCGGGCGAGAGTTCGCGCAAACGCGCGACTACGGTCTTTTGCCCGTCCGACGCCGACATGTTCTCGGCGACGGGCTCGACCAGCATGCCGGCACGCGAGAAAATCGGCAGGCCCGACGCCAGTAACGCGTCCTCAGTCTCGCCCAAGATGCGAAGCAGCTGCCCGTCCATGATCTGGATAGTGGGACGAGCGACACCTTGGGGTGACGGCTGCGGTCGGGTACGCGGTTGTTGACGACCGGCCGCGGCGCCGCTGTCGATGGTGTCCCATGTCTGTTGCGCACCATCGTCGGCGACTAGGCGGCAGATCTCCGCTGCTTCGAACAGCCGATCGCGCACCTCTTGCTCGTCGAGGACGCCGCCGGCGACCAGTTGGAACAGATTAAAGGCGGCAGTGTTGAGCGTCGCGTTGCGCGTGCCCGGTTGTGCGGAAGCGACGTTCTTGCATTCACGGTCGAGTGCCGCCTTCGCGTAGGCGCTAGCCTTCTTTGCTTTGGCGAGTGCGATCAGCCAAGGCGGTGCCAAAGCGGCAGTCTGTGGACCGCCCGGTTCCCATTGATACATTCCACCAGTGGCGCTGCGGCTCGGCGGTAGAATGATGTAACCGCCATTGCCGCGCACATCGATGCCGGGACCAACCTTGCTAGCACTGTTGCGGATTTCGACGTTGGGATCCCAGACCCAAATCAAGTGCCGGCCGCCGCGCGGAGTGATGGTCGTCCAGGTGAGCGGGAGCGCACCTCGTTGTGCGACCAGTTGGTCGAGCGCGGCCTTGCCGTCGATCTTCCTGGCAGGATCGACATCAAGGTCGATTGCCCACACCCCGCTCGCGGGACCCATCGGCACGCCGATCATGGCATTGGGATATTGCTGCCACCAAGCGAGAATTTGTGTCTCGTCCTTGGTCGCATCCTTGAAGCCGTTGGCAGTGAGTGGCTTCTTGTCGATTGGATTGCACGGAAAAACCGGAACGCCGCAGCGCACATAGTCGAGTGCGGCCTCGAACACGGTGGGCGGAGTGGTTTGCGTTTGGGGCATTACGTAATCCTCCCTCCGAGGTACTGAACAAAGAGATCGAACAAAAACTTGCCCTGCTTCGGCGACGGCTCGAGTTCTTGACGGGCGTAGAACGCCATCTTGTGAATGAACTCGTGCTTGTCAGGAGGTAGGCGATTTATCTGCCGCTCCGCGAACAGCGCCACTTCGCTGAACTCGAGCTTGCCGTCGGGACGGAACCTCGCCTCCGCCGCTCTAACGCCCTTCTCGTAGCCAACCTCATGGGCCTTCTTGATCTGAGCCCGAACCTCTTCCCGATATTTCTCGCTCATCCCGCCGTTCTCGACCTGCGCAGCGAGCGCGTGAACATCGCCGCCACAGGATTCCAGCAGGCGCAGGATGGCGTACAAGGAAGCGACGATCTCGCCATCCTGATCAGAGGACAGCCGACGAATGACGTTACCAAGCCTGTCGGTGACCTCGGACGGGAGCGCCATGGTGCGTCACCTCCAGCACCGCTCTCTATGGGGACACTGCTTGCAAGGCCATTTCTCGGGATCGTCAAATCCGCGCGGAAGCAGTTCGCTCGCGCGCGTTGCTGCGATAATGTTGGCGGCGCGGTCGCTCCACATCTGCGCCCGCTCGGCATCGAACGGGATGAAGAAGTGTAACCACTCACAGGTATCCGCGTTCGTGATGGTGAATAGCGCGGGATTGGTGATGTTTAGGTACGCTTGGTAGAGCGCGACCTGCGCGAGGTAGTTGGAGTGTTTCTTTTCGAGCCCGTCACGCTCAATCTCACGGTAGCTCGTGGCCTTCAAACATTTGTGTTCCCAGATCAGCGGATAGATCACATAAGCGCCCAGCAGATCGGGGCCGTGAATGATGATGCCATCACAGTGTCCGCGCAGTACGCCTCCGACCGCGGTGAAGGCCCACGCCTCACGCGGTGCAAACCTGAAGCCGGCGGCGACAAGGTACTGGCGCATCCGCTCCTCGAAATAATCCCCGCGACGAAATCTCTCGCGCTCCTGGGCCGAGTGCTCCGCCTTGCACCACCACTCGTATTGAATACGGCGCAAGCATTCGTGCCCGAGGATCGACGCGCCCAGGTATTGCTCGCGCAGTCGCTCCGTCGCCGGCGCGACGATACGCTCGAGCGCGGAATTGATCGCGGTGTTGATCGGCTCGAGCGAGAGGTTGGCTCGATTGAGGTTAAGCACGGCACGCTCCGTTAGATTCCAATCTCATCGTCCAGCTCGTCCGGAGTCATGAGCGGACCACCGGCGGCGGCATTTGCTTGACGCGCGATCGTGGCGGCGCTCGACTTGCGGCTGATCCCCTTGGCGCTGAAGTCACGCGCGATCATCGCCTTGCGAATAAGCGGCATCGCCTTGAGCAGAAACTCGGTGATGTCGTCCTTCGGCCAAGCGGTGAGCGGCTTCGACCAGTCGAGCTCAGAGCAAGCATCCGCGAGATCCGGAAGAATCGCCGCCACCGCGCCGGCGTCCCATGGCTGCGGGTCGAGGGCGGTCATGCGGATCGTTTGCTCGGTGTCGAGTTGTTCGGCGGCCGCTTGCTCGGCGCGCTTGCCGATCCAGGCGAACAGGACGCCGGCGACGACCCAGCCCCATTCGGTGTCGCTGAGGCGGCCGACCGGTGTGCCAGGCGGAATGGGGCCGTCCAGCTGGATAACCCGTCGCGCAGCTGCGATCGCGGCAGCGGTGGCGTCCCGCTGCCGCTGATCTTCGAGGGCGGACAGGGAGACCTGTCCGATTGGATTGCGGATCTTCCTCACCGCGCCCACTCCGGCCGCTCGACCGGCGCTGCAGGAGCAGAGGGCGCCGGCGCGGCACTACCTCCGCCGCCGTTGAATGGAGGCGGCTGCTCGATCGGATGCCAATCGGTCTTATCGGGGGTGATAACGCCGGCGAGGATGTTCTTGTCCGCCCAGTTTCCGCCGCTGCCGTCATTCTTGGGACCGCCCGCCTCGACCCCGATCTTGGCGATGAAGCCCTTGCCGTCGAACCACTTGACGCCGACCGTGCGAGCCGCACGCGCCTCCGCGCTCACGTCGTTAGGTTTGAGGCCGAGCGCGCTATCGAGGATGGCCTTGAGCACGCCGAGACTGCCAGCGGCCATCTTCTTCTGCCCGTCCGTGGTGCCGACAAGGATCAGGTACTGCCAGAACTTGCGCCCCTTGTAGGATCCGTCGATGACGGTAAACTCGAGATCGAGCATCTCGCAGTCACCGCTCTTGTTGCGCTTGAGCATTCCCTCCTCGCCAACATTGCCAGCGCGAATGTGGATGGAGACGCCCGCGACTGTGCCGTCGGGAATCAAATCAAACGACGGCGGCGGTGCATCGGTGTAGTCAAAAGGCATTGATGCCTCCTCTAGCTGCGAGCGGATTGCTCGGGTGAAACAATGTCGAAGGGTTTGCGCTGACCGGGACCGGTGAGCTTCTCGATCAATGCGCCTAGCTTCGGCGGTTCGAATTGTTCAAGCCGGCCGGAACGATCTTTTGCGGGATAGCCCCACGGATTGGGATTGGTGCAGACGAAGGCGCGCACAGGCTTATGATCGCCGAAGTCGACCCAGGTCATGGTGATGATTTCGTCGACGATTGCCGGTAGCTCGCGACCGGTCTTGTTGCCCTCGATTTGCGGCTGCCAGCTCGCAACATTGAGCTCATCGATGCTCTTCTCGAGTACCGCCACAAGAACGACCGTGCGCACACGCGCGTGCTGAAGTTGATTGAGCCACCCCAACATGCTGCGAGCATGCAACCCATAAATCGCGCGCAAGTCCTTGCGGCCCCGGTCGGTAAACGCCTCCGGTTGCTGTTCCGCCCAGGTGAAGCAAAGCCGACCGGCCGCGGTTAGACTGTCGACGAAAAGGATTTGGTAACCCGTGAGCTGTGCGAGTTCAGAGTTCTTCATCACCTCGTTGAAATGGGCCTCGCTGTAGGCGACGTTCGCCGGCAGCGCCGGGTTGAATCCACCAAGCACGCACGCGAGGTCTCGACACTCCACCCACGTCCGCGGACGCACGCTCGCAACCGGCAGATCGGCGACCGCGATGTCGCCGGCTTCAATATCGACGAACAAGGTTGAGGCGAGAATTGCCGTGCTCATGGTGCGCAAGAGCGAGGTCTTGCCGACGCCGGAGGGACCGACGATTAAGATTTTCGCGCCGGACTTTTCCGCGAGCCTCTCATCGGCGCTGATGATCTTCATGGCGTTCCCGCTCGGAGATGTTTTCGGATGATCGATCGAAGGTTTCTCTCGAACGCCACGCTCACGCGATTGCCGCGATGGACACGGACGAGACCGCCGCCGTTGGAGTCGTTGAAGTGAACCTCGGTGTGCCTGCCGGCTTGGTGAACTCGGTCCACCTCAAGGCCGGCCGCGCGCAGGCTAGTAATGGCGAGTCTCAGCGGCGCGCGCATTAGCCCCTCCTGCTTGCGGTTAGGGCAATTAAAGCGGCCTCAGCGCGGCCGTGGTCCTTCTTACGGGCGAGTAGAGCGTGAGCGGTAGGAAAGAACTGCAGTGCGAGCGCGCGTGCAGCTTCCTTATTCTCGGGGCCACCGCGGAGGTGGTGAGTTCGTTTCCATACTGATGGTTCGATGAGCTCAAATGGAACGCTGCAGCAGGCAAGGACGGCCTCGAGCGCGCCGCACGCCCTACCGTATTTAAATCCACTCGATGAACCTTGACGGGGCAGCGCTTGGCCACGCTCGATCCCGGCACAATCGGGACGGTGCGTCCGAATCCAAGCCTGCAATGCGAGCACGTCGACACGTTCCTTCGCGCCGGTGCCAACGGTCGGAATATCGATCGCATCGATGAGCCGTGGCGCTGTGCCGTTCTCGAGCTCGATGATGGCGCATCCGCCATGAATGCCTGGATCGATGCCGATGATTCTCACCACGCGCCCCCCGCCAACGCGAGCCTAAGCTGCGGCACCGGCTTCACGCCGACATGATCCCATTGGGTGATGAGCCGCCCAGCAATCCCACACTCACGCAGGCACACGAGATCCGAGGGCCCGAAGGAAACCAAAACGGCAGGTGCGCCGGAATTTGCCGGGTGTTCGGTCCCGTCCGGTTTGCAAAATGTGATCCGATCGTCGAGAAACAGGAGGCCGGACGCGCGCTCCCAGCAAACCTCAAACCAATCTGTCTCTGTGCGCGCATGCAGTAGCGCAATGCCGCGGTTATGGTCGGCAAAGCGACTCATCCACCGCGGGACTACGTAACGGTCATAGGGCGGATTGAGAAAGCCACGGCCAAGGCCACGCCAGTCCTGCGACAGGCCGTCTTCGCGCTCGGTGAAGTTGACCGTTGCGCAATCCCACGGTCTTACAACGGCGGCGCATGGATCGAAATCGAACGGGCCCAGCCGATCGAGGAACCGCTTCGGAGTTATATGGACCTGCGATTTGCCGACGGTCTTCTGGTGTGAACCGAGTGTCATGACTGTCTCGAGAAAATCGCAGTTGATGCGGGACGAAGAACGACGACGCCCGCATTCGTGCGAGCGCCGCCGAGTCGACTAGACAATCACGCTTGCGAGCACGTCCCAGACGCGAGCGGGACCGATCATGCGAAACGCTTCCCTGCGCGCGTCGTCGGAAGAAGCGGTATCCCAAGCGTGTACGATCGCATCCGTCTCCTTCAACCATCCATTCTCGTGCTGTGCCGCACGGGATTTGATTTCCGCACGGATCTTGGCCACGGGGACGCCGGTTAGAAGGTTGACCTGTACCATCGAGGGTTGGAACGGACGCGTTCCGGTCGCCATATCGGCAGCCAGACGCACCAGCTCGTTCTCGGTTAGCTTCAAGTGACCGAGCCCGCGACCATTGACGGGTCGATCACCGTTGACGTGGGAGGTAGCATTGAGTAAAGCGTTCATCGACTTCGGCCCCTTTCACGGCCGTGGTTCTCAGGCAGAACCGTTTGTCTCGGTGGAGCGCCGTTGATCGCGGCGCCCACCACTCACGAGCCGCTCTGTCAGTTCCCTTCCCTCATCTACCGGCGGCACCTTCGTAGGGGGTCGGCTGTCTCCTATAGGCTTCCGGTTATGCGGCCTCCGGCGAAGGCGGCGTCAGCCCCGCACGCCGCATCGCGGCCTCGCGTGAGTTCTTGCGATCCCATGCGTCGAGCTTGTCGGCCTCGCGATAGCGGCGGCCGTTCACATAGACGGGTGGAGGAAAACCGAGTGCGGGCTTGTCGTCCCAGCGCCGAAGGGTGTGCGGATGGACGCGATACCGCTCTTTCGCGACGACACTGTCCGGAATCAAAACCGGTTTGCGGGTCTCGACCATGTTTGCAGTGCCTCGGCTTGTTGATTGCCAAGGCCAGCAAACCATAACTGTCGTGAATTTCAGTCCGCTAACGGTCCAATAACTAGTTACTGGACTCGGGGGGCCTGATTAAGCTCGGCTTCTTCTTAGACTTTTTGCGCTCGTCCTCGATACGCTTGCGCTCTCGCTCGTCCTCGATGCGCTTCCAGATTGGATTAAAAATTTTGTACAGCGTGCTCCGCTCTGGGGTGTCAGCTGGCTTGAGCACAAGCTCAAGCTTCTCGAACAGACCACCCTCTCCGTCAAGCGTGGCTGGCGCGCCATTGACAGCGATATAGACCAGGGCCTCGATCACTATGCGCATGTGGGGGTACTTATCCGGACGACCGCCGCGATTACGCGGTGCGTCGGGGCGATTGGTTTCAAAACTCTCGCGTTCCACGGTCCACTGCTTGATCGGCTTATTGTCAATTCCGAAAGCGCGCTGCAGTGCCACCGCTAATGTAGCCCTTCCGTCGGGAGCGATTTTTGCCACCACCGCTAGATGCGTCGAGTATAGATGAGGTGCCACAAAGATCCCGTCGGCGAGCAGGCGGATGCCTTTTTTCTTCTTAATGCGGTCGTCCACCCACTTGGCCACTTCGAACGGATCGTCATCACGATGCGGGAGCATCTGCTCCAGTACCTCGTCGAGCGTCAGAGCATCGGGCGCGTCGGGCGTATCGGACGCCTTACGCGGGGCCTTCACGGCCTTGCCGGCGGACTTGGCGGACTTGGCGGACTTCCGCACGGCTCACCGCACGCGCAGGGTGAGGACCTTGGCCGGCTTACCGCCGACAATCTCCTCGACGTGGTCGGCCCACTTCTGCAAGGCGATGCGAACCTCGTCGGCGTAATCATGGGTTTGGTAGGTGCCGACGATGCCGTGGAACGTACCGCTCACATGGTTGAGCGCCTTCTCGATCACCGGCACCGAGACGCCGAGCTTCTGCATGCCGCTAGCGCAAGTCCGACGCAGGTCGTGCAAGCGCCAACTGTCCGGGAGGACCCCCGCCTTGGCGCTGACCCTGCGTTTAACCTTGTCCCAGTTGTTTACGGGTCTCTGGCCGTCGACACTGAACACAAAGGAACAGTCAGCGAATTGCGGACGCGCCTCGATCACCGCCCAGGCCTGTGAGCTCAGCGGGACCACATGCTCACGCGCGTTCTTGGTTCGCGCCGCTGGCAGCGTCCACAGCCGGCGCTGCTCGTCGATTTCCGGCCAGCACATGTGACCGACTTCGCTGCGACGCTGACCGGTCAAGATCAGCAATCGGATGGCCTGGCCGAGCGCGCCATCATCCGCGCAGGCGAGCCACAGCGCGCGCAGCTCGGCATCGCTGAGGATCCGAGTCCGAACTTCTTCCTTGTGCGGAGGTTCGACCCCGATGACAGGGGAGAACGCGAGTGCGTCACGCGCGACCAACCAGTTGAACAACTTGGAGAGGGCGGCGAGTGTTCGGTTGGCGCGATAACCGCGCCGGCCATCGACGGCGACGCTCTCCACGAGCTCAATGACGTCGCGCCGGCGGATGCTGCCGATCGTGCGCCCGCGCCAGCCTGGCAGGACGATACTGTTGAAGATGCCCTCGGTGACCCGGGCGGTGGAGGCGCGGGTCTTGCGGTGGACATGGAGCTCGAGGAACGCCGCGACCGCGGTCTCGATCTTGTCCTCACCCCCTCCCGATTCCCCCGTTACAGCCGTTACTGCCGTTACAACGTCCCCCCGCTCGAGCCGGTGGCGATGGGTCGCAGCAGCTGCGCGCGCAGCGGCTAGCGAGAGCCCGCCTTCGCCGGCGCGACCGAACGTGAGCTTGACGCTCTTGCGGTCCGTGCGGCGGCGAAAGCGAAACGCCCATGAGCGCGTACCGGTCGGCTGCACGACCAAGTGCAGACCAGGACATGCCGCGTCCGGAAATTCCGCTCGCACCGCGTCGCCGGCGCTGTTGCGCCCGGGCTTGGCCGCCGCGATGAAGCGGGTGGTCAGCACTGCCATTGTCGTCGCTCCTCCTTGGGGTAGCAGGGTGGACAAGGTAGCAAAAGCAGGTCTGTACTGCCTTGCCCGATCGTGCTCTTAACACACCGTAGCAAAGCGTAACAAGCTTAATAATGACGCGGGTTTTTGCGGTGGGGACGGACGGAAAAATGCTGGCCTTTGCTCGGGCTCGCTAAGGGAGCCGACGAGAATGCCGATCTGCGCGGCGATGAGCGCCCAGGTCGGCCAATCCTTCTGCACGGGCAAGCGCCGCACCGGCTTTGCCGCTGGCTCGGCGGCTTCGGGTTTCGCCTGCGCCCGATCGAGCCTCGCCATCGCGCCGACGGTGGGGGTGGTCTCTTGAACGGCCATCTTGCCGCTGCCTTAGGCTGCTTCGTTGACGGGTTCGGATGCGGTCGGCTCGAGATGGAGCAGTTCGAGGCAGCGCTCCTTGATGGCGAGGAATTCGCCGCTAAGTACGCTCCCGCGAATGCGCGGACGAGCAAGCGGGACGGGGATGGTCGCGATGATGCGGCCCGGCCGCGTCCCCATCACGTGGACCTCGTCGGAGAGA